ATCCAAGTCCAAAACCTTTTTTACGTAATTCATATTTTTTCAACTGTTTTTTCTTTTCAAGAGTAGGGCTTATTGACTCTTCTGGTTGTTTTTTTATTGCTGTTTTTTTAGTTGCCATATTTTAATTCCTTACGGTGTCTGAGCCGGAACGGGTATACGAGGTTCTCCATCCGTATAGTCGTCTCGTCTTCTTCGACCTAATTGTTCCGAACCAAACTTTTGTACTTCAGTTTGATACTTTTGTTCGTATAGTTGTAGCATATCCTGTGGACCTTTTAAATAACTAAAGGCTTCTACAAGACATGCATATAATAATCCATTGCCAAAGTTAAGACTTAAATAAGTTGTCGTATTCGCCGAACTCAATCCTACCGGCCTAGCGTTGTAATGAATTTTGTACATAAAAGCCGAGCTCGGTGTTGGCACAACGGTAATTCTTCCTGAAGATGTTGCTCCCGTTCCTTCCGCTCCTCCAGACATTGCATAATATTTTGGTGTTCCAGTTGTTGTTTCAGCTGTATCGTATTCTCTTAAATAAGAAATATCTTTCTTTTCCAACCAGCTATTAGTTCCTGTAGCCACAGAAGTTGATTCATAGACCTGAATACCTCTTACAAATAAAGTTCCAGCTGGTGTATAAACATTGTCTTTTGAAGCAGTTAAATTACCTAGCATTTCTTTTCGATCTGCATCAATTGGAATTTCTCTTTGTATTCTAAGTTCTGAATTATCAATAAATTGATCGGTAATCGTACTTGATAATACAGAAGTACCTACTTCGGTATAATTCTGAATTGCTGTTGTAAGTGTTGAGTATGTAAATCCTGCCATTATGCTGTCAACGTTGCCGGACCAGCCGAACAATTATTGCCTCCTCCTGATACTCCTCCAGCTGTAGCAGTATTTGTATCTACAGTAAAGTGGTAGTAGTCATCGGTATTTGTAATTGTGCCGCTAGAATCTCGCGTACCAACGGTAATCGAGTAGCCAGCAGCTTTTGCAATATTCGATCCACTGATACCGTCAAAAGTTAAAGGATTTTGATAAGCATCGGAATCTGAACTTGTCCATACCGGACCTCTAAATCTAACAGTGTCACTTGTTGATCTTCCGTGACTTTTTTCAAAAACATTTATAATACCGGATCCCGCTGCAATTGTTTCAAAAGGATTCGGTCCTAGTATTGTAACAACTGTTTTTTCAGTTCTTCCCGGTCTTGCATTTCTTAAACCATGTCCTTCTGTACCGTAAGCTCTTGGCTGATCTTGAGGATGTCTTGCTTCGTATTCAGATTTATGAACAAAAGAACCATTCCATTCTCTAACCATTTCATTATAGGGAAATTCCATACCAGATCTATCTGATATTGCTTTAGCGTATTTTCCTCTTGCAAATGCCATAGTTATCAACTCGGGTAATAAGACTCTGGAGTTATATAAGTACTTGTAGAAGAGCCATCTTCTGCCAAAGCTCTTTTTAATTCGTCTTCATATAATAATTTTAATTCTTGCACTCTTTGTGGTGCAAATTTCTGTGCTAAATAAAATGATAATCCTGATGCCATACAAGGTACAAAACGATAAGGTACATCCGTTGCATCGGTATAAGTTGCATCAGCGTCTTGAAGTCTTTTGACAAAGAAAACGTGAACGTCTTTTGACGCGGCCGTTGAATCGGGTGTTGGATATAAGGTTACTGTTGTTTTGTCCACTAATCGTTGAACAAAATATCTAGAGGGTGTTCCTTTAGATAATTTATTAGCGAGACCAGAATAAGTTGATCGATCTGTTTTAGTAAGAGCTGAATCCGCTTCTGAAGTCGTACCTCTACCCGTTCGGTAAGTTGCTTCTAAAACATCAGCAATGCCATAAGTAGATGTTCCTGTGGTTCCTCCAGCTGTTGTTGCAGAAGTACCATCTCCCGATGCTCTGTAGAAAATATATTCAGCTTGACCTTCAACAAGATCAATATTGGTATCGCCTACTTCCCAGTAGTGCAATCCTCTATTGCCCCATTCTTGAAACATGACGTTTAAAGAACGTCTAGCTGTTTTTAATTGATATCCCGAAACAGATTGTAAGCCAATTCGCTCGTAGGCTTCTTCGATAATCTCATCAACAGCAAATGTTTTGTCGAACGTAACTGTTCCGGAAGTAGTATTAGCCATGCGCTACCTCCTAATATAGCTTCTTAAATTCTGCTACAACCGTGTATATGTTACCAGAATCTGCTGCACCTGGAACCACAAAGTTTACATCACTTTGGTTACTGTTCGAAGATTTATCTGCTGGTATGCCACCAAATTCTCTAAAATCCCAATAGCCTGTTCCGGTTAAACCTAAAACAGGAATGTCACCATCTGAATCTTCTTCATCTAGACGACCATAAGTGTCTCCACCATCACCGGCTACACATGAAAACCAAATTCTTTGTAGATTTAAATGCGCAACTGAATCTCCTGCAGCGTTTGAATCTAATGCTGAAACATCTCCAAAAACTGTTGTTTTACCTGTTCCGTCTGATTGTTGAACTAATTTGATAACAACCCTGACAGCATTTTGCTGTAGAATTGTTGGTCCTGTTACTGTATCTGCCATAATCCCTCCTTAATCAAGATTACTAGATGGGGCCGAAGCCCCATCTTAATTTATTTATTATTCAAACAATAGTCTGCTAATTGTACTATAACTAACGTTTACTGCTGCTGCCGCGCCGTCACCAGCTTCAATCCCTACGTAAGGAATTAAATCAACGTTATCTTTCAACGCTGCACCCTTTTGAGTGTTAGCATTGGTAGCTGAATAATTCGCTGCAATAGTTGCCTGAGTTGTTCCACTAACTTCAGTTGAACCATCAAAAGCCGTTATTGCACTTGTTGTTACACTGTATTGTCTACCATTCACAAAAACAGATGGTTTTCTATCACTATCAATCGAAATTTTTAAATGATAATTTGTATCTGCCGCCACTGTGATACCTAAGTTCGTTAGATAGTCAGTGCCGTTATTAGAATGAATAAAGTACAATGGTGTATAAGTTGACAATACTTGCCCATTCGTTGCATCAGTCGAAAAATAAAAATACGCCTGATCTGCATCCGTTGAGGGAAGTTGATCGTTTGTCAATTTTAAACCAGCCCAAATTTTTTGGTTGTCAATAGCCGAACTTGTTCTGACTAGACCTTCCCATTCAGTTTGGTTTTCAGTACCCCATTTGACACCTGTCCAAGCTGTTTGTCCACTGTCTAAGTGTGGAGCCAAAATTGCTTGGTCTTGGTCAGCACCTGCTGTTGACAGCGTAACTGCTGCAACAGTAGCATTTCTAGTAGCTAGTGCTGTTGTCATGTTAGTACCTAATACTTCGAAGTTAACGTTTTTACCTACTCCTGTTGAACCAGCTTTGAAAACTTTAACTGTTAATGTTCCAGATCCAAGGTCTATCGCACCACCTGTAAAGTTTCCTAAAACAACTGTAGCTTCGTTTGATGCTGTTACTGATGCCGTTATAGTTAAGTCTGTAACATCAATACTCATTGTTGCTACCGCATAATCTCCAAGAGCTGCGCCTGTAACTGTTAAGTCTTCCGTTGCTTCATTGCCGTCGTCTATGCTGCCCCAGTCTTTTGTTTCTGAGCCTTGTAGGTAAGCGTTAAGAGCAGGAAGTTGATTAAAATACTCATCGAGATAATATCTTCGAGAGTCTTTCAACCCGCTTTGGACCGTTCGATCAGAAATAAGACCTGTAGATGCAGTTCTACTAATCACCTTAAAGTTGTTCTCAGATCGTACCGGACCGTTAAATGTACTATTTGCCATATTGTAATCCTCCTAGTTTTGCGAATGCTGTCTCTAGGCCGTCGACTATACTCGTCAGCATTCTAATTTAATTGTATAGTAATTAATCTATAGCTCTTTTTTAAAAAAAGCGCAAGATATTCTGTAGTAAAAAGTTGATTTTTGATAACGCTTAAGTGGCTATCGAAACTTCGGCCTTGGCCTGATTTACTTTAGTCTGAAGCGTTTGTTCTTCAAACTCTTTGGCAATGATCTCTTTAATAATATCCTGGATTTTTCTATTAATTTCAATCATCCTGATATTATGCTTCCCGTCCTTCAAGTGCTCCTGTTGCCACTCTAGCTCCAAGGACCTCTTTGTATTGTATAGGTCTTCGGTCATCTGTAACCTCCTCATAGGTTATCCATTTACCAGCTTTAACGGTAAATCCATTTTTCTCGAACTTTACCTCATTTTTTCCCAGCTTGTCAAGGATAGAATTCTCGATACCTTGAGGGGTGTCTTCACACTTAACTTTAAAGTCAGCGCTATAGCCACAATATCGGATTTGAATTCTGAAGTTTTTCATGGGTAATTTCTTACTTTATGGTTGAAATGAGGCCGTTTTGAGGCGGCCTCATTTATTTACTTATTTACTTATTACGCACCTGGTGATCCGAAGATACCTCTCCAGTCAGACCAGCCGAAGCTGTATCTTTCTCGAGCTTTGTATCTAACGTTACCAGTTTCAAAATCGCCTTCCATAGCTGTTTTGATTGGTGCTCTTGTAAAGTGTTTAAGTCCATTAGGTACATCTGTTTTGATAAAGAATGCATCAGTGTCAGTTAAGTAGTGATTAACCACATAACCTTGAGGAACCATCCCCATGTTTTTGATTGCATTGATATCATTATCAGCTGTGCCTACGCGTCCTGCAGAGTTCAATAACCTTTCAGCTACGAATTGAAGATTTACCGGAAGAATTAATTTCATGCCCCTTAGAGCAATCTTTAATCCTCTTTCATCCTTCATTTGTGAAATTTCGATAAGTGCCG